TAAGAATAAAAATGGCGGTATACAATCTAAAACTGCAAGTGATGCGAAAAACAATGTGTTTGCTAAATCCATTGTTGGACCATTTAAAAAACTACCAGATTTCTTTAGACCGGTTTATGATCAGTCTAAAGGGGTCACCCCAACCTCAGAATTAAGATTTTATAGAACAACTAAACGTGGGAGAAAGTCTCTCGAAGATTTAGGTAAACCCGAACTCGAATCACAAATAGACTGGAAGAGTTCAGATAAATATGCATATGATGGAACAAAATTACACAGATACCTTGGTGACGAGGTTGGAAAAACTATGGAAGTGGATGTCTGGGAAAGGCACAATGTTGTACGTTTCTGCTCGGAACTGGATGGCTCGTATATTGGAAAATTACTTTATACAACCACTGTCGAAGAAATGGAATCAGGTGGTGAATCGTTTAAAAGGTTATGGGACGCTAGTAATCAAGAAGATAGAAATGTACATGGTAGAACTGCCAGTGGATTATTTCGATTCTTTACTCCCTCATATAAAACCTTATACTTTGACAAATATGGTTATGCAGATGAAGAACGTGCTAAGGACTATTATTTGGCTGAACGTGCAAATCTTGTCAATGATGATCGTGCTCTTTCTAGTATTATTAGGAGAAATCCATTCACTATTGAAGAGGCTTTTAGGATAGATGGAGAAAGATCTTTATTTAATGCAATGAAATTAAATGATCAAATAGATCGTATATCTTGGAATGAAAATCTATATACAAAAGGTAATTTTGAATGGGTAGGTGACAGAGAAACTGGCCATGTAGAATTTAAGCCTATGTCGAATGGAAGGTTTAAGGTATCATATTTGTTTGAAGATTTTAAAGATGCTAATAATGTTATAAAAAGAGGTAAAAATTATTTTCCAACAAGAAAGGGTGAATTTACAATGGGTTGTGATCCATATGACCATGACAGTACTGTAGACCAAAGAAGATCTAATGGAGCCTTCTATGTGTACAAGAAACACAACTCAATATCAAATTTTTATGACAGTTCATTTATAGTTGAATATATTTACCGACCAAGTACCGCAAGACAATTTTATGAAGATGTCTTGAAGTGCTGTCACTACTACTCTTGTGATCTCCTATTTGAAGACAATAAGATTGGTATAAAAAATTATTTTGAAGATAGAGGTTATTCTGCCTTCTTAATGTTTTTACCTGGTAGTGCGAAACCTGGGATGAGTGGATCTGTGAAGACACATCAGCAAATTGCAGAAGTAACTGAAGACTATATAGAAAATAACGTTAGTAAAGTTTGCTTTCCGGAATTATTAAAAGACTGGTTAGAATTTGATATAAGTAAAACAACAAAATTTGATGCAGCGATGGCCGCAGGATATACACTTATAGCAGACAAAAATATACTCTTAAAAAATTATCTGAGAAAAGGTAATCTTGTGGAGGCAAAAAATATGTTTAAAAAGTTTAAGGTAGGATGATAAAACACAAAGAGAAAGCAAACTATCCAAACCATAACATTGACCCAAGAGATAAGGGCAAGGATTGGTGTTTGTCATACGCTAAAGCAGCGTGGTCTGATTATACACAACATGGAACCCAATCATTTCACAATAATAGAGGTACATATCCAAAAATAAAAGATTACGCACAAGGTAATCAGTCTATTAATAAATATAAACAATTACTAAATGTAGATGAAGCAGATAACGAAAGTTGGTTTGCTATTGATTGGACTGTGTTACCTATAGTTCCAAAATTTAGAAGAATTGCTTTAGGAAAATTAAGTAAATCAGAATATAATATAACAGCAACTCCAATAGATGCATTAGCACAGTCAGAAATAGAATCATATTATAAGACTACAAAAGCAAAAATGGATCTTAGAAATATGGCGGCTAAGTCTGCTCCAGGAATGGAACAGTTTAGTGCGTTAAAAGCAAAACCTAATGAGCCATTAAATGATGAGGAATTAGAAATGCATATGGCTTATACATATAAGCATAATGCTTCTATTGAAATGGAACAGGGTATCGATTTAATCTTTCATACAAACGATATGGAAGAAAAAAGAAAGCAAGTAAATGAGTATTTATTTGATTATGGTGTTGCGGGTTATAAAGAATTTATCGATAGTAATGGTGCTGTAAAAATTAGAGTTGTAGATCCCGCTAAGTTATTAATATCTCATTGTAATAAAAGAGACTTTAGTGACAAGATACATATTGGAGAAATTACTGAAATGACTATTTCTGATTTAAAACAAAGAGCAGGAAGTTATTTTAATGAAAAAGAATATCAAGATATAGCAGACAGGTTTTCTGGAAGACAGGGAGATATTAAAATGTTTCCATCTAACAAAAAATTTTATAAGCATTATGATGATAGAAAGATATTAGTTTTAGACATGGAGTTTTTCTCTGTTGATCAAATGGTTCATGAGTCAAGAACAGACAAAAGAGGTAATAAAAGATTTGGTAGAGCAGGATATAATAGTTACAACAAAAAAAAGAAAAAATTCATAAGGTCTTCTTACAAGACTGTTTATAAAATTTCTTGGATTGTAGATTCTGAATACTGTTTCAATTTTGGTTTATGTTCTGATATGAAAAGAATTAAGTCAAATTTGATGGATACAGATTTATCTTACCATTTATTTTCTCCTGACTTTCATAACATGAAACCTTTAGGTATAATGGAGCAATTAATACCTATTGCAGATCAGATACAAATATCATGGTATAGGTTACAAAACACAATCAATCAAGCAAGGCCAAAAGGTATAATGATTGAATTAGGTGCTTTAGAAGATATTCCTTTAGGTGCCGGAGGTCAACAGATGAAACCAATGGATGTTATTGATTTGTTCAATAAAACAGGTACTCTTGTTTATAGAAAAAACGATATAGGAGGTAAACCAACTAACTACAAACCAATAGAAGAGTTAGAAAATGGGCTAGGTAGAGATGCTATGACTTATTATCAGGTTATACAAAACAACATTGAGATGATAAGACAAATAACAGGTCTTAATGAATTTACAGATGGATCTACTCCTGATGCTAGATCATTAACAACTACTGCAAAATTAGCGGCCCAAGCAACTAATAACGCACTAGCACATATTGAACAAGGAGAAAGAAGATTACTAGAAAGACTTGCGTCTGCTGTTATAGTAAGATTGCAGGATTCAGTAAAAAAACACCCTATCGAAGGTTATATCAGATCTTTAGGAAAAAACACTATGGAGTTTTTTAAAATGACTCCAACTGTTTCAAAACACGAGTTTGGTGTAAAAATTGAAGATAGACCTACAGAGGAACAAAAAGCAAGACTTATGCAAATACTTCAAGCAAGTGTAGCACAAGGACAAGTGGATTTTGAAGATGCTGTATTTATTGAGCAAATAACTAATTTAAAACAGGCTCAACAAGTATTATCGTATCGTATAAAAAAGAAGCGAGAAGAAGCACAGCAACAGGCTATGCAACAGCAACAGCAAAATGGCCAGATTCAAATGCAATCTGCTCAGGCTGCTGAACAATCTAAGCAACAAACTTTGCAAATGGAAATGCAGGCTAAAATGGAAATGGAAAAACTCAAAGCAGAACTACAGTCTCAACTACAAAAAGAGAAATACCAGTTTGAATTAGAGTTAGCAGGCATGAGAGAACAAGGTTCAAGTGAAAGAAGTTTAATGGACAATTTACCAACAAAAGAGGCCTTTATGGCGGGTATGCAAGAGCAAACAGAAGAAGCACCGGTACCTGGAGGAATGCCTCAACAGCAATAAATAAATTAAAACAAAACACAAACAATTATGGAAGAAGAATTCGATTTATCAGAAGTCAAAGTCGTTGACGACAATGGTGAGGCTCAACCTGTAGAAGTTCCTGTAAAAGAAACTGAAACAGAAAATCCTGAAACAGAAAATGTAGAAGGGGATACAGAGGTAGAAGATACCTCCGAAGAGCAAACAGAGGTAAAAGAAGAGCCAAAAGCAGAAGAAACTGCGGCTCAAGAAGAAACTACTGAAGAATCTGTACAAGAGACTTCAGAAAGTAATCTACAAGATACTGTAGAGTTATTTGATCAATTAGATAGTATATCAAAAGACTTAACAGATGGAAAAGTAGAAACATTAGAAGACTTTTTTGAAGAGTATAAAAGGCTGAGAGATTCATCCGATACTCAATTTAAAGATGACTACATTAAAAATGCAGTCGAATATTACAATAAAACTGGATCGCTTACACCGTATTTGGAGGCAACTTCAGTTAATTATGGGGAAATGTCTGACGAACAAATCATGAGACGTGAACTAGAACAGGCAAACCCTACCCTATCTGCAAAAGCAATTGAGCGTTTGTATAATAGAGACATAGTTAACAAGTATTCTTTAGACGAAGATAAGTATGATCAGGAAGAGGTAGAACTTGGTAAGGAACTTCTGAAAGCAGATGCTACTAAACTAAGAGATAAGTTTGTTGACGAACAAAAAAACTTTACTCAACCTGAAATTGAAAAGACTGAAGAAACTGAAACTGTAGACAATACTGCCCAAATGGAGAAATGGACAGAAACCGTAACATCAAATGATTTCACTAAAGACGTTTTAGAAAACAAACGTATTTTAATAGATTATAATGATGAGAAATTTTCTTATGAAGTGGAGAATCCTGAAGAGTTAAAGGCTATGACAGTCGATAACAATAAGTTTTTTGCACTTTTTAAAGACGACAAAGGTAATGTTGATTTTGATAAATGGTATAGAGTATTGGCTTATGCTTCAGATCCTGAAGTTTACGATTCATCTCTTATTGCACATGGACAAGAGTTAGGTCAAGAAAAGGTTGTTTCGGATTTGAAAAACCCAACTAAACCTACAAAAAGCACACAGCAATATAAAACACCATCAAGTCCTTTAGAAGGATTGTTTGGTGCACTGAGTAGAGGTGACTCAGATGTTAAAATCATTCGTTAAATAAAATTAAAAATTAAAAAATGGAAAATTCTAGTTATATAAGTTCTCTATCATTCCTACAACATTCATTTGTACAAGGAAGAGAGATCTTATCAAGCGTCTTAGACGTACAAAACGAAGAGGAAGGATTCCTTGACGTTATGCAGGCATTAGGCAAATTGAAGCCTACTAGCCAACCAGTATACCATGCGTTCGTAAATGAAGCATTGTATAAGGACAATGTAATCCAAATCTCTGAAGCAGGATCAGGTACCGGAAAACAATCAGGTATCGCTACTTCTAAAGTAGGTAATGCAAGAGTAGGTGATTTAATGATGGGTGCATCAGGTAATGTATATTTGATTACAGCAATTGCATCTAATGGTGAGGTTGACTTTGTACCAGTAGATGGTGCAGGTTTGGCAACTGACTATGATGCAAGTGGAGATCAATTTGTTGTATTTTCAAATGCACAAGGTGAAGGATCTGGTTCTCCAGACCCTATCAAGTATGGTCTTACAAAGCAGTCTAACAGAGTGCAAATCTTTAAAAACAAATACAGAATCTCTGATGTTGCTAAAGCATCTAAGATCACTGTTGAGTATAAAGGTAAGCCTTACTTCATGTACAAAGGTACTTACGAAGCATTACAAAGATTTAGAGGTGATATCTCTAACGCTTTAATGTTTGGTGTAGGATCTGGTGACTTCTACGCAGGAGCATCTGTGGGTGACATGGCAATTGGTGGAAACGCAGTACAAACTACTAATGGTCTTAAGGCTGAACTTAAGTCAGGTGGTATTTTAAATTCTGCTGCACCTTATGGTTTTGATACAGACGTACTTACTACACTATCTAATCTTACTTCTGCTTTAAACAAAGCAAGAGCACCAAAAGATTACTGGATGTGGTTAGGAACTTCTGCTAACATTAAAATGGATAACGCTCTTAACGGATTAACTAGTGCAGGTTTAACTAGTGCTAGATTCTCTGTTGATGGTAAAAACATTGACTTAGGTGTTGACAAGTTTAGCCTATATGGAAGAACTTGGAACAAGAAGCAATTATCTATCTTAGATCACAATGAACTAGGTTCTACAGTAACTGGATCTGGTGAAATTTACCTTGTACCAACTGGTCAAGTTAAAACTGCTCAAGGTGGTGGATCACAAGATTACCTACAAGTACGTTACTTAGAAGGAGATGGAAACAACTTCTCTTTCAGAGAAACTTTGACAGGTGGACTTGCTCCAACTCCAACTAGTGCTGATTCAATTCTTGACGTAAACTACCAGGCTATTATGGGTCTAGAAGTTTTAGGAAAAGAACACTGTGCACTTGTAACAGGATTCTAAGAATCTTATATTAATTCTAAGAAGGGGGGAGTTAACCCTCCCCTCTTTTTTATAAAACTTCAACAATTATGATTAAAACAAAAGAATACAATAACGTAAAAACACCTCCTCAATTAAAAAGAAACGAGGTAAAAGTGTTTCAATATTTAAATGTGAAGCCTGACAAACAAAACCCAGGAAAGGTTATTATGCCTTCTATTCACATGATACCAGAAGTAGACAGGGTATATGACAAAGAATCAGATGACTATATAGATATTGCATCTATTGGTTCTTTGGGTGTTGGTGGGAAGCCAGTATTTAATACAATACAGTTTACAAAAAAAGACAGAGGATTATTGGCTTTAAGAGGTAATAAAACAGGAGACAGAGAAATATACCAATATCTTATGATGTCTAATTACAACGCTTCTAATCCTGATAGAGACACTAGCGTTGTTCCATTATATAAATTAATGGAGCCTAAAAAAGAGGCTGCTGATTCTAGAAAGCAAAGAACTTTGAGAAGAGACGCTATGAATGTCGCTGCTGAACTTTCTGCTGCTGAAGTAAGAGAATTTATCGCTGCTTTAAATAAAGATGAAAAAAGAGATATTTCTATTCTTAGAGATGAGTTAGAAATTATGGCTGAAAAAGATCCACAACAATTCATAACATTAAGTAAGGATAAAAATAAATCTATTCAAGCAACCTGTAAGGCTGCTATTGATAAAAAAATAATCAGATTTGATAAGGCTACTAGTACATTTTTATGGGTTTCTACAGGAGAGACTATTATACAAGTGCCAAGATCATCCAAATCAAGTTATTTGCAAGGGTTCACCAACTTTGTTTTGAGTAACAAAAATGGGGAATTAGTTTACGAAGAAATCGTAAAATTGCTTAAATAATTTGTTGTTGGTTTGTTTTGAAAGTCGACCAAGGGAAATTAGTACTGCGGTCGACTTTTTTTTTACTTAAAATATGAGCACATTCACAAATGATACAGGAAGTGTATCAATAGATTTTACAATACAATTCGATCTAACCTCAACTCCAAAGTTGAAGGTTACGGACAACTCTACATATGATACAGCACAAACAGGAGTAAATGTTTATGTTAAAATTAAAAGACCGGATGGTATAGTTAGAAGTCCTGGAGAAGGTACTGTAGACATAACAGGAGACTCAGGAAGTTTACCGGTTTTTGAATATGAATTACCATTGTCAGCAAATGATGGGCAAGTAAGTCAAGGTCAATATCAAATTGAGTATATGTTAACAGTAGGAAGTGATCCAACTGTTTCTAAAACAAAGTCATTTATTTATGATTTCAATAAAATAAAACTTACAACGTTTCAAGATATTAATGAATTTACACCTTTAGTTAAGGTAAAGGATATAACACCTAGTTATGATGTTACCAACTACAATACTACAAGTGTATCTAGGGTTTTTGTGGCACAAAACAATGTAAATGGATCTAATATCGCTGATCAAACAACAACAGGTATTACAACTGAGGATAGAGAGTACTCTTTGGCAGACACTCAATCAAAAATTTATGACAATAAATATATTGTTGATTTGAAAGTAGATGTAACGTATGCAAGCACGTTATATAGTTGGTTTTCTGTAGTTTCTAGAAGTGTAAAAAGAGACATTGTAAAAGTACATAAGATACCAACTAAGTTAGAATTAATATCTTATTTCAATACATTAAAAAATTTAGTAGAAACATACGATGGATATAATAAATCGTTGTTTGATAAATACAAAAAAAATTATGAGTTCGTTATTACAAATTTTGATTTGCTTGTAAGAAGATTAGATGCAGGTATTTCAGATGATGACAACACAGACATTATAAGAGATATTATGGGAGTTCTAAGAAATGATGTTCCAAGAGAGCATACAGGAAATGAACTAACATCGGAATCTCTTCAAATTTATTCTACAGGAGTTAGTGTTACATGGACATCTTTACAAAATGTTCCAACCTATAACCCTTTTGCTACATATGAGAAAACTTTTGCATCAGCATCAGCACAATGGGACGTAACACATAGTTTAAATAAGAAACCATCAGTCACACTCGTTGATGAATATGATAATATTGTGTATGGTGCTGTAGAATATGTAAATTTGAACGTTATTAAAATCACATTTAGAACCCTCACAAAAGGTAAAGTATATTTAAATTAAAGCACTATGGCAATAGAATATTTACATCACATTAATCTCAGCGACAATGAGATACAAAATGTTAAGTTAGACAACAAAACCACGACCCAAAGAGATGCAATGACCAAAGCAGCAGGTCATGTAATTTTCAACACTACATTAAGTAAGTTCCAGTTTTATGATGGATCTGCATGGTTGAATTTACAGGATGAACTTGTTGCCTCTGAAGTAAGGGGAATGCTTTCTGCAACAGATGCAGGTGGAGATGGTAGTTTTACTTATGACAATTCCACAGGTGTATTTACATATACAGGACCTAGTGCGTCAGAAGTAAGAGCACATTTTTCGGGAAGCACAGGTATTTCTATTAGCAACGGAGCAATATCAACCACTATCACGCAATACACAGATGCGGACGTACAGTCTTATTTGAGTGCAGGTACTGGAGTTACTCTTTCTAATTCAGGTGAAATTTCTATTGGTCAAGATGTTGCAGATAATGCGGATGTACAATTTAATGATATACAAATTGATGGTAATGCTATCATTGATGGAACATTAGGGGTTAATGGTAATGTTACTTTAGGTAACGCTACTACTGATACTGTAACAATTAAAGGTAATCTTAATGTAGAGGGGTCAACAGTAACAGTAAACCAAACAGAGATTAATGTTCAAAATGCTTTTGTCTTTGAGGGTGCATCACAAGACGCACATGAAACTACACTATCTATTGTAGATCCAACAGCGGACAGAACAATCAACCTTCCTAATGCAGATGGTACTATTGCTTTAACTAATCAATTAAGATCAGATGATGGTGTTAAGGCTTTAGTTGGTGCGATGGTTACTGGAAATACAGAAACAGGTTTATCAGTAACTTATCAATCATCTGATAATACATTAGATTTTGCTCTAACAAAAGATCCAACAATAACACTAACCGGAGATGTCACTGGTTCTGGAACCATGACAAATCTTGGGGATGTATCTATTGCATTAGACACAGTAAAAAATAAGGCAGCAAACGGAACAGGACCTGCGGCAGATAATGATACAAACTTTACTTTTCAACATAGTTTAGGTACACAAAACGTAATTGTTCAAACATATAAGTCTAGCAAATTGGTTCATTGTGAAGTGGAAATAGTAGACAATAGTAATGTTAAAATAATTTTCGCATCAGGTCAGACAGCGGATTCAATAACCGTAAACGTTCTTTCTGCTGCATCATAATAAATAGCAGGAAATGGCAGTACAATTCTTACATGGAATTGACTTAGCGGGAACGCTTGAGTTAAAATCACTTAGCACAAATACATCTTCAACGACTGCGTTGGTTATGTCAGGAGACGAGGTTCAAAAAAGAACCTTAGGAACTGCTGCATTTGTTAATACTACAGACTTAAATCTTTCTGGTGATTATGTGCCTTTAAGTGGCGGCTCTGGCGTTGGTCAGGCAATGACTGGTAATTTACATATACAATCTGGTTCTCCAATTATATATTTAAAAGACACCACAGATGACGATGATCAACAAATAAACTTCCAAAACAATGGAGGTACTGTAGAGTATGTAATAAGAACTCAAGACTTTACTAGTGCTGCTACTGGTGATGGAATGTTTATAGGTTCTATTAGTAGTGATAAATTAGCATTAGTAACAAACAACACTACCGCCTTAACAATAGACACATCTCAGAGGGTGGGTGTTGGTACAGACGAACCCAAACAGCAGTTTCATGTGCGTGGTGGCTCAACATCAGGCTCTGTAACTAAGGCGGTGATTGGAGCAACAGGCGGTAATGCTGAATCATACTTATATCTTGCAGAACACTTTCAGGGAGACAATGTCCATTATGGATTTAGTTTTGTAGCGGATGGTAATTCGTCAAATAACCTCTTAATAAAAAGACATTCAAACTCCACATCGGGAGTTACTGTCATGACTGTTAATAGAGATGATAGCACTGTTACCTTTAATGGTGGTAGCGTAGTATTAGGCGGCACAGGAAGAATACAAGGAATTGACACTGTCTCATCAAACACAGATGCTGCTAATAAACTATATGTAGACAATCACACTTATTCACACAACCACGATGATAGATATTATACAGAATCAGAATCTGATGCTAAGTATTTATTAAACACTTCAGATACACTTAGTGGAAATTTATATGTTACAGGAAACTTAACTGTCGATGGCACTAATTATGGTTTATATCACGCAACATCAAATGATAATTATTATTTTGATAGTTATGATGGGGCTAAACATTTGTCAATGTT